TTGACCGCTTGATGCTGCTGGTTCTCAAGCATCTTAGAAACAATGTCTTCCATCTTGTCCAGACGCTTCTCAACACCTTCAATCTTGACATCGACCACCTCTTGGTGAGTCATGCTCGTTGCCTTCTTGCTTTCAAGAACGGTCACGCGCTTATCGAGTTCTTCTACATCTTGAGCTGATGACTCAAGAGATGCGAATGAGATGCCAGCTGCGAACACAACTGTGATTCCAGGAACTACCAAATCTTTAATTTCCACGGAAGCTCCTTTGGCCTACTGAGGCTCAGGACAACTATAAGACCCAAGAAGCTTGTCGGTCAACTTGGACGGCTCGCATCGTTGCTTATCTGTTTCACCTGTGCGAATACACAGCGCCCACATGCATTGCAGAGACATGGGATCCCCCCCAACCTCTTGGATGCATGGGGGCGGAAGGTCTGTGAGCTTATTGGCAATCGCGGACTCTCGCTTGGCTTCTTCAACGGAAACCTGTTGTACCTTATCTACGAGTGCTTGGTTGCCATCATTCAGGGCTTCAATCGCCTCTGTTTGCGCCTCAATAGCTTTTGCTCCAGCATCAGGCTTCAGTCCCCACCCAGCACCAAAACCGACACCCAAGGATGCTACAACGGCGATTACTGTCAGTGTTACTGGTTCCATATTGAACATTCCTCACCCATCAAGCTGAAAGAAACTTTACTGACACTGCGGAACTCGGATCTGCAGTGTTGCCAACAGTCGCTGATGTCGTCACCCAATAAGACAGTCCAGTAGACAGTGAGATGCCTCCTGGAACGGTGATACAGAGCTTTGAATGACCCGCTACTTTGAACATGTAGTCTGGAGTTCCAGCACCGTTGTCGGTAGTCGTTGATATCGACGCTGATGTACCATCTACAATCTTGAGGTACACCGAACCAGCGTTCAATTCATTGTCGACTTCTATCAGATATATAGTCCCTGACCCTGTGAGCGTATTCGCACCGTAGTTTGAAACACTGGTTTCACGATCAATCGTAAACTTTGAAGCAAGTTCAGTCAGCGATGTTTGGGTGTAATAAGCCATGATCAGTACAAAGATGCGCTCTCAAGTGATGACACCAAAAATCGTACGGTAACCGTACCACCGCTCGGCACAGTTGCATCGACCGGATTTGGATTGTTGGTACAGGCAAAACTCAAGTAGGTAAATGGCATTCCATCTGGAATCTCAATCACTGTAGTAGAGGATGCAGGGATCCTGTAGACCATCGAAGGCAGAGTTTGCCCAAGCGACATCGTTTCTGAGTCGTACAATTTGAGAGACGCAGAACTGTTGTTGCTGTTGATGATTGTGATCGAGTGAATGAATCCAGAAGTGTCACACACATTCGTAACAGCACTATTAGTACAAGCCGTTTCCTGTATCAGCTTGTACTTAAATGCAGTTTCGTGTTTGGTGAC